TGGTCAGACCATTTGAACCTTCCAGAGCAACATTGTAAGGGGGATCGACCAGATAGAGATCTGCCTGCTCATCACCCATGAGTTTGGCAATATCATCCGGTACGGTACTGTCTCCGCAAAGCAGAATATGGTCGCCGAGCTGATATTTTTCCCCACGCTTGCTCTTGGGGTTTTCCGGAACTTCCGGAACGGCATCTGCTTCTGTTTCACCCTCGGTCACGGTATTATCATCAGAGCCGTTGAGCATACGGTCAAGTTCTTCCGTATCAAAACCCAGGAGCGAAAGATCAAATTCAGACTCCTGCAGTTCCCGGAGTTCCAGAGGAAGCAATTCATAGTTCCACTCTGCAATCTCTCCAGTTTTGTTATCTGCAATGCGGTATGCCTGAATCTGCTCCGGAGAAAGATCCGATGCGATATGTACCGGCACTTCTTCCAGACCGAGCTTTTTTGCCGCTTTGAGCCGCGTGTGACCGCAGATGATGACCATATCCTTATCAACAACGATTGGCGCACGCCAGCCGAATTCACGGATGGAATTGGCAACAGCCTCTACTGCATCATCGTTGAACCGGGGATTTTTTTCATACGGACGGATATCCGTAATTTTCATATTGACAATTTGCATAAATGCCTTTCATAAATTAAATTTGAGTTCAAAATACAAGGACTTGAGTTTTCCACGGACGTTTGCGGAAACTCTGCTGGGGTCCGGGAGTCCTTCCGCCGCCCTCTACAGGGTTTTCCATAGGGGGGAACCGTGGCCCCGGGGGTGTTTCCAGGGCCGATTTTTGGGGTACGTGCTATTTTGCTCCGATTTCGGGCTGCGAAATAAGCATATATTAACGCCCGGAACGCCCCAAAGAACGCGCGCTATCGCAGATGATCCGCAATACCATGACAGACTCTGCGTTGAGCGTAAAACGCGGTGAACGCCCCAAACTTTGCGTTTATTGGATTTTGCTTGCTGCACGGTTCTTTGCTACCGCTTCACGCTCGGAAATGTAACGTAAAGTGAGATTGCGCCCGGAGCATACGGCACACTGGAACCATGATTCTGCCTGTTTGCCACGCTCATGTTTCGGCAACCATTTCATAGGAGTCCATTTCCTGCAGTGGGCGCACCAGGCAAGCGGTTCATTATTAGAGTTCTGCATATCAGTTGTTCCTTATGTGTTGAGTGTCATACTGTTTGCAGGGCGTTCTGCCTTGTGGCAAGTTCCGGACGATAGGTGCTGTTATATAATTCTTTTGCCTGCTCCTCATCTGCCGGATTTATTTCCGTTGGAACTGTATAAAAGAATTTCAACATTTCATCTCTCGGCCAAAAGTGCTTTTCCCCATCAAAATAGACGTGCCATCCAAGCTCTCCCGTGCGGTAGTCCAACAGCAACGGAATAAGCGTATCTGTGTAAAGTGTTCTGGTTGTTTTCCCCAGGCGGACTTTCTTTGCTATCTGCCGGAGACGGCCCTTATTGCTGATTTGATATCTCCCGGCAGTTGCGGGGACATCAATCCAGACTTCTTGGTATTTCATATTTTCTGCTCCATTCTTTGCGTTTTGCCAAATTTGCTTTTTTTCAGTCTCTTTTTTGCTTTTTCCGCTTTCAAAAATCCCCCGGCGTCACGGAAGCTCTGCCGCTTTGTAAAAAACCCTATAAAAGGGGGTTTTTTAACAAAGGACGGCAAAGCATCCTCCGTGGGACGCATCCGGACTTTTTTTGCAAGGACTTAATTGGGAGAAATGAGTTTCAGATTCCGCTTGGGGTTCTGGGGATCATTCTCATAAGATTCCCGCACCAGTTCCAGAACTTTTGCACAGTCAAGAATATCTCTGGCGTGATTCCTTGATGTATCCATTTTTGTTTGGATCAGTGCAATGAATTCTGTTTTTGGCATGGGCGTGGCAAGAAGAGCTGCTGCTTCTTCTGCTTCATCAGTGATATCTTTTTTCTCTGCCCGGGGGAGAACTTCCTCAAGTTTACCGTCAAGTGCATCGGTATCAAGGGACATATCATAGTTCCAAAGGGGATAGTTCCATCGCAGACCGATTGGCATGACCGGGGGAAAACTTCTTACCACGGCGTCCATCACTACGGCATCTTCTTCAGTGTGACGGCGTAAGATAATATGGGCGTCAGCGGCACGGGATTGAGAGCCAGCTCCTGCACCGACATCGGTGACACTTTTATTTGCCTGATTTCCTTTGCTGGTATGATGGATCAGGACAAACGCGCAATTAAGTTCAGCAGCATAACTGTCAAGACGGTTATAAATTTCTGCCATCTTCGCATTGTCATTTTCCTCCATTCCGGACGGCATTGCCCGGTAGAATGCGTCAATAATGATGAGTTTGAAACCATGCTCCTTGATTTCCTCCAGGCGTGATTTCAAGTCATAAATGCTCCGCAGGAATCCCCGCTGATTTTCCACGAACAGATTTCTCTGCACGATACTCATGGGATAGTTCCTGGCATTGATTACCTTTGGAATGCGGTTCGCCGATGTTTCCGGATGCAGCTCATTGTCAATAATCAGGACTTTTCCCTGTTCACACGGATATCCGAACCACGGAGATCCGGTTGCGACTGCTGCCGCAAGATCTGTTACCAGCCAACTCTTTCCTGTTTTCGGCGGAGCAATGATATTCATCGTTTCACCGATACGGAGAAGACCGTGGATCAGAACCGGTTTCATTTCCGGAAATTCCGTCATCAATTCATCCAGTGAACGGATAGAGCTTTGCCGGGGGTGCAAAGGTGCGGCAGAGCAGACTTGCGACAGGAATGGGGATAAGTTTACCAACGGAGTTTCCCTTGCCTTGCCGTAGCCGTATTGCAACAGTGTATTGGCGGCGGCGGTATAGTCTCCGTTATGTTCCAGGAGAGTATAGACATTGAACGGAGAATATGCCTTGTTCGGTTCAAAAGGATAAGCGTTTGAAGTGAAAACATAAAACACTCTGTCCTTAAGACTTGCTGACCATCCAGTGCCGCTTTTGTTCGGACGCCTGAAATACTCGTTGCCGTCATCCACCCGGACGGGAGTCCAGCCGTGGCAAATCAGCAGGTCACGGATATCACCGCGTTCATTAAAGTCATCCCCCGGTCGTTCTTCAAAGAGATCACTGTCGGTGATGTCAGGCGGTTCTTTTGCTTCGCCCTGCGTTTTCTCATTCAGAGAGTATGCCGCATCAAAAAGCTGCTTTCGTTCTTCAGATGATAAAATCTGTAAACTTGTAAACGCCGCCTGTTTAAGTGTATATCCCTCTGTCGGATAACAGAGAAAAAGACCGCCATTACCACGGGTTTCAATGAGAGTGACAAGCTTGCCGTCACGCTCTCCCTGGGCAAGTTTCAGATTACCGCATATCTCATCGCTGCAACGATATGCTGCATGGAAACCGCCGGAGGGAGTCTGCTCGATGACCAGTTTTTCATAGAGTTCCTGCGGTATCAACTCTTTCCATTTCGGAAACAGTTCACCGTGATTATCAAAGTCCAGGATTTCAAGATTACCGGAAATCTTACCGCAGATAAGGCAGATGGCATCGTGTCTGTTGGCAAACCAGGCTCGGATCTCAACATCCGTAGGAAGACGCTCTTGCCAAACTTTCCATTTTCCGACTGCCGGACATTTCTTTTCCCTGACAGCCGGGAGAACGGAAAGTTTTGCGGCAAGGTATTCTTCCGCAATTCCGGTTTCAATACTCACTTGCAGCATCTCCTGTTGAACATTTTAGAAAGGGGACTCAAGGTATCAAAGTACCAGTCGGCAAAGGCAGGAGTCGCTCTGGTCCTGGCGTTACAGAGCAGTTTGCAGACTTCATCATCGGTGACCAGTCGGACATTCTGAATGCCGCCATCAGTTTTCAGTTTTGCATATTCCCGGCGCGTATTGCCGAGACGGTTCAGAATCCGGTTGGGATTGTTGTATCCGAGAATATCGCAGACATCGCGGATAATGAATCTCAGTCCGTCATCATCAAGAACCATTCTGACTGCCTTATCACCATACATTGCTTTGAACATCATTTTTTCCATTGTATTATTCTCCTTGAACTCATTTTAGAAAGGGATCTCATCCAAGCTTGGCAGATCCTGCTGTTTTTCCGGATACCGGTATCCGATTATCTTCGGGTATTTTTCCCCTGAAACTGTTCTGACCGTTATGTGAGTCGGCCACTCCAATGCTCCCTCTGTGGCAAGCCATACTGCATCCTGGGCATCTCGCGGCAGGTCACATCCGGGAGCGTGTTTTCTCCACCAGCGGATAAATTTCTGCTTGACATATCCGCCATGCTCCGGGCATATCCATTCTGAAAAACTTTGAAGCATATTGATCCGGTATTCAATCTTCATCGTTCTGGGAGCGCCCGGTTCTGCATTCCGTTTCTCATGCACGGAATATCTGACAGACTGAACTGCATATTCCGTATCAGTGATTTCTCCGGAAAGAATCGCCACTTTGGCAGGAGCTGCGTCATGACCGATTTCCCGTTCTTCCGATTCTGCTTTTTCCTTAATAAAGGAGTGACCGCATACATGGCAGAGCATTGCTGCTGTCGGAACTACTTCCCGGCACTTGGGACAGGTTTTTCCCAAAGGCTCTTCTCGATCTGCTTTGGGTTCGACCTGTATTGAGTCCACTGGGCCGTGCCGTTCTATGTTGCCGCCGAAATCAAGGACAAGGCAATCCTTTTTATCCGGGTGCAAACGGAAACCTCTTCCTACCATCTGATAGTAGAGACCGGGAGATGCTGTCGGCCGCAGCAATACCACGCAGTCAATATTCGGAGCATCAAATCCGGTAGTCAGAACTCCGACATTTACCAGGAATTTGATTTTCCCTGCTTTGAACCGTTCCAGTATTTCTGCTCTGAACGATGGCAGGGTATCTCCAAAGACTGCTTCTGCAGTGCTGTCATGTTTACGGATGTGAGCCAGAACATTCTGTGCATGATCTATTGAGCAGCAGAAAATGATTACTGCTTTTCTTTCCCTGGCATAAGAAATAATCTCTGAACAGGCTTGAGCAACCAGATCTCCGGTATTCATAAGTTTATCAACTTCCGACTCAATAAACTCTCCGGCACGGACATGAAGTCCGGAGGCATCGATTTCCTGGCGTGAAGCCTTACTCCGCAAGGGGCATAAAAATCCTTGCTGAAGCAGTTCCTTTACGCCGACCTCAAAGCAGATTTTATTGAGAATATTATCCGGGGCGCATATCGGACCGCTGGTCAGGCGGTATGGGGTTGCAGTCAACCCAATGACGCGGAGTTCAGGATTGTGATTTTTCATCCGTCGCAAAAAATTGCGGTACATCCCATCTCCCTTTTCCGGGATAAGGTGCGCTTCATCCACGATGATGAGATCAAATTTTCCAAAACCATCCGTATTTCGGTATGCGGACTGAATTCCGGCGACAATGCATTTATTGTCGGTGTCCCATCTTTTCAGTCCGGTGGAATAAATTCCGATATCGCACTCCGGGTAGACCGCATGGATTTTATCCACAGCCTGTTCCAGCAGCTCTTTTACATGGGAAAGGATCATCACTCTGCCATCCCATTGCTGTATGGCATCTTTTACAATCGTCGCCAGAATCGGTGTTTTACCTCCGGCTGTCGGAATCACCACGCATGGATTATCATCATAACGCCGGAGATAGTTA